TCAGCTAGCTGGAAACTTTTTATACAGAGTTGAGAGCCCTACTCCATACGTTTTTGATACGCTTTGTCGTGATTCACCGGTTGCCATCCGCTCCCCCATTTCCCGCCATTGCTCATCCGTGAACTTAGGCCTGCGACCACCAACTCGCCATTTTGCCCTGGCTACGGCCAGCCCTGCTAAGGTACGTTCGCTATTAAGATCAGATTCATATTGTGCTGCGGAAAGGATGTTACGAAAGTTATAGCGGCCGCTGGCTGTTTTGAGATCCACGCCATCGGTAATACTGCGGAAGTTGATACCCTTTTCCTGTAACTGCTGGAACATCAACAGCGCATGCAGAACGTTGCGGCCTATCCTGTCCAGCTTCCAGACCACCAGTTCATCCCCCGGCTGCATAGTGGCGATCAGCCGTTTTAGAACCGGCCGATTCGATTTCCTCCCGCTGGCATGCTCTTCAAAAATTTTCTCACAACCCGCTGACTTGAGCGCCGTTAGTTGCAATTCAGTGTCCTGGTGGTTTGTTGATACTCGGGCATAACCGTAAATCATGAGTGCTTCTCCTGTTGTAAAAACAGGAGAAGAGGCGAAATATCACCTGATTCAGAAAAATATTTGAAAGGTTGGTTTGGGAGAAGCGGCAAAACGGGATGTGGGAACAGGGGAAAATCAGATACCGGATATGGCTTTTTTTGCCAGTGGTGATGGATGGATGAAATTACCCAACGGTAAAATCCTGCAATATGGTCGAGGTGCGGTTACGCCGCCGAGGTATCGATACAATTGTGTTATGTGGGATCTCGACCAATATCGGTGTTGAATCCACCGCCCGCAATGCCTGGGAACTTGGCTTTAATCTGGTGATTGCCGAAGACGCCTGTAGTGCCGCCAGCGCCGAGCAACACAATAACAGCATTAATCATATCTACCCGCGCATCGCCCGTGTGCGTAGCGTGGAAGAGATCCTTCACGCGTTATGATTTACATCGGTCTGCCGCAATGGTCGCATCCTAAATGGGTGCGGTTGGGGATCACCAGCCTTGAAGAGTATGCCCGTCACTTTAACTGCGTGACGCGGTAAATTTAAAAATCGACAAATATCGTCCAGGAGCGCCATTTTTAATGGCTGGAGATAGCAACCAATATGCGTTGTTTGCAATATTTGGCGAATTTTACCGATTTCTCATGCCCCACCCATGCCCCAAGACACCTGCCACGCGAAATCTTCCATCAATTGACTGCAACTAAACAACCGCATTGTCCTGGCGCACATCTCAGATAGTAAACGTCACGACGCCGATGACAGTAACATCGTCCAGGGCTTCGCCCTCGATCGCTTCACCATCTTCAGTAATCAGTGACTTTCCTCTCAGCGTGGCAAGCTCCGTCCCGCCGCCGTGCTGTATAAGTAGTTGGCTACCCTGCTTTGGCTTCAGGGAGATATCCAGTACAACGTAACCACCAGATCGCTCGAAAACTAGCGTGTTTGGGCCGACATTGCAGATCGAGTTAACAGACAACCTTTGCTCAACGTAGTCCGTCGCTGGTGAAGGGAATCCCATTAGATCACCCTCCCCATGTTGGCCATCATCCACAAACGGTTTTCGCTATGGTCGGTGGTTTTGTCGACAAAGTACGTCTGCTCTCTAGATATCCACGCATTAGCCTCTGCGTCGGTAAAGTGCAGCCCACGCCGGCGCAGCGCTGACACAAAATCCTTTGTGTGCAGGTACTGGTAGCCTTTGGAGTTGCGCAATACCGACTCGCGGAAAGCCGCGGCGATGTCTGACTGTCGAAGCATGATCTGCCCTCCGATAAACACTGTTTTTATATACAGTAGTTTTAAGTGAGCGGCAGATCAATGCTGGTTGTGGCTATCAATCCCTGCGTCAGTAGCAAACTATTGTTTTAGCTATAGCGCCCATTAACCAGGTTGATGTCATCTGAAAGAATCTCTAAGGCATTTTTACTTGTTAGCGTCAGGTCATCTAATCGACCGCGATACACTCCACCATTCACCGAGAGTGATGTCGTTGTTATTTCAGCATCCCCCAGCCGCGCCAGAGTAATTGCTGCAGGATAAGCAACAATCGCTGAGAATGAGCTCTCATACTTCAGTACGCCATCAAGGTAGAGGCGCGATTTCTGCATTGTTCCATCAGAAGAAACTACGCGCTCAACAGCAACCTGGTGGACATTCCCATCAAAAAGCCCTGACAGGAATGAGTACGCATTAATCACCTCTCCGTGGTTAATCACCTGCAATGCGCTCGCGGCAGTTGTTGAAGAGAATGTCGGGCGCAGCCAAAACAGCGTGTTCGCTGCGTTACTGGGTGTGCCATTTGTCAGAGCCACCAGGAATGAGTTGGAAGTAGCAGCAGCAGCACCTGTTACTTTCAGCCAGAACGTATACAGATAATTTGTCATCCCTGATGTGGCAATCATTGATGCCGGGAGATTAATTCCCTGCGCATGAACTGAGTTCAGTTCGTACCCATTACCAGCTGCTGTCAGATCAGAGTTAGCTGTCGCGTTGTCGTCGACATAGCACATGTTTTTGATTTGCGCACCAGCAACGAGGTCTGCCCCCGCGCCAGACCATGTGTTATGGAATGAAATTAACCCCTTCGTCCCACTATTAATCGAGCCATCACGATAAAGAATATCGCCAGTTGCGACAATTACATCATTTCGTTTCTCAAACGGACCCATTTTACACCCACCCTAATAATTGAAATTTCTGGTAAATAAATTCAGCGTTTACGTCCGCGCCAGCCTGCAATGCATATTCAGGGGCGTTAGATGTTTCTTTCGATTGGCTAGGATGCAGTCCGTCATACTTCAATGAAGTTGGAGGGATATCATTTCCAAAGTCAGAAACGTCCTGAGAATATGCTGGATTATAGTTGTTTACGAAGTTTTCTCTCATATCAACACTATCAATTTCGCACCATAACTCAGGGTATTTCTTTTTAATCATGCTGTTTGATAACATGACGTTTGCATAACCTGCTGATCCACGGGGCTCAACACTGCTGTTAAAATCAGGCAGGATAATAACCTTCTGCCCAAGAGATTTAAGGTATTCAACTACACCAATAGTGTCGCTGAGAACCTGCATTGACTGGCTAATATTATTCCTTCCCATCCAGAAAATATTTATACATTCAGGGTGAAGAGGGAAAGATGTTCCTGCCGGAATTCCTCCGGTAATAGCACCAGTGGTCACCGGATCGCAAATGAATGGCACGGCAACAGGCACGTTAACCGCATCACCAGATGCATCACGTGTGAATGTGGCATTAGTTCCATCCCATGAAAAATTGCCTGGAATGCCAGCCAGAGAACCGTGGAACGGCGTCGATGCTGCGGCGTTGGCAAAATAACTCAGTGGCCCCGGGTTTGCCGGAGAAAGAGTTACCGAACCGCTGGCAGGAATGCTGCCGCCAACTGGAACGTAATACGCTCTGCGCCCACCCTGAGCAGCAGCTGTGCCAACGCTTGTGCGTGAGCTTTTGCCAAAGTTATAGGCCGTGTAGCCGGTTAGCTCCTGCAGGTGTGTCAGCATACGGGGGTTATCAACCATTGAATGGCCCCACCCGCAAATGATCGGCCTGGACATTACAGAGTGCTCAGTCAGATCATTGATATAGCAATAATACTGCCCACCCGGTGCGCGATTAGTCTCCCTGTCCGATTGCCAGATAACCTTATCACCATCAACGCGTGGCAAGGTTTCATTACTGGATGTATTGGTTACACGAACCTGCTGACCTGTATCGCGATCAAACAGGAAAATCTGCTCATAGCCTTCTTTCTCTTCGCTAAATGCAATGTAATCAGGCTGACCTGAATTTGTCAGGTCCGATGATTTCAGCGACTCGATAACAACCAGGTTTTCAGATGTGGATGCAGAAATGTATCCACTATCTGCATACTCATCAGGTGAGAGAAACGTTACTGACTCTGGAAGAGGTGATAATGCGTCAGTAACACCCTTTACCTCTGTAAAATCGCTTCCTTCAATTACCGCATCGCCAACAACAATTTTGCTAAAATAAATGGTGGTGCCTTTAATGCCAACAATAATTCTATTGTTTTCAGAAAAAGTTGCTGAGTCATACCCTGAATCCGAAAATTCAGATATATCGACAAAAGTCGAAGCCTGTAAAAAAGGAACGATTCCAAGAAGGCTCTGCCCGGAAATTAAAATGTCGTTTCCTGAAAGGATTTCAGCAGCGAATTGATCTGCGCTGATTTCCCCCGCTCTGATTTTTTGGAAAAACCACTCGACACCTTTCCTGGATAGTAGTATTTTTTTATTTTCATCTAGTATAGCCTCTTCCACCCCAGAATCTTTATATTCATCAGGAGGAAAGAACTCTGACGCCTGTGTTATATTTAACAAAGGAGAGTAGGGATCAATAGCATCATCTACATACTTCTTAGATGGCATTTTTCTACCGGTGGGCTCAAGAGTGCCACCATTGTTAATTACTTCAATAGCCAGCGCGCTATCGTCAGGGCTGCGGTAATACGTGGTAGAACCCACCGGGATATTCGCTATATCCGCCTGCGCCGCTGCCAGCGTCATGTATTGCCGGCTGAGAGGGATCAGGTTTTGGCGGGCTTCATCAATAACAGCGTCGGTAGCAGCTGCCATTTTTTTAGTAGCCCCAATTATCGTATCCCGGGCGTTACCAAAACGATCTATAAAAGTATCGCTTTCGCTGTTCAGGAAATCATCGTACGCCAGGGCGTTATCATTCAGATCCTTCATGCTATTTGAAGGTCTTGGATTGCCGGTATTATATCTTTTGTCCATACCTGTTCCTGTCTTCATCTTTTCAATGAAGCAATTAAGATTGACGACCCGCCCCTTCAGGGCTAACATCGCCTTACGTGTTTAAACGGTTAAGTAAGAGAATGATTTTAATAAATAAATACACTCCTCCAACGCAGGAAGATTTAGCCAGACTGAAATCCGCAATAAACTACTCCGGAAACCAAATGGCAGGGCTCGCAGGTGTAGCCAGCGATAGCCAATGGCGGAAATACACTGGCGGAGAGAGCCCCAGGGTAATGTCAAGACACATACTGTTTTATATTGCAGCTCAGCTTGTTCTGTCTGATGAGCAACTTAACAATGTAATAAATAAAATGCGCGATATTGGCGCGGAGATAAAATAATGCTTGGCCTAATAAGGTTTTTTTTGGCATCGTGCGTCATTGCTTTTCACTTAACGGCTCGCATACCTGCACTTGGCAACTTTGCAGTGAATTGCTTCTATGTTATCAGTGGTTTTTTAATAACATACATTTTGCATGAAACATACAAGTTCAACTTCTCTATGTTTTGGAAAAATAGAATACTGAGGTTATTCCCGGCATATATATTTTTTCTCGTCATGGGCTTTCTTATTATAAAATTAATTCCATCCGCAAAGGAATTCCACTCAAACTGGACAGGCAATTTCTTACCTGGAGATTTATTAGGAAACCTCTTAATCTTCCCCTGGGCTTTCCTTTCTGATAATGCTGTAGCAAATCCATTCGGTGCCTTTTCATCCATTTATCACTTTGCTATTGATGGTAATAGATTCAGAATAGTCACATCATCATGGTCAGTGGGTGTTGAGATAACATGTTATTTTTTATTGTGGCTTTTCATAGCCCGAAATAAATTTACAGCCATTACGTCGATTCTGCTTTCACTGCTTTATCATGCTTACGTATATGTAGTACACCATTCTTTTGATATGGCGTATTTCCCATTCCTTGCTGCAACACTTCCTTTTAGCATGGGTTCTCTGGGTTATTTTGCCCATAGAAAGTTCAAAGCTATGTATCTTTCTCCACACAAAGCTTTTTTAATAACATTTATTTGCATCGGGATTTTTATTACCAATTGGTATTTATATACAATTAATGCATTAGGTCAGTACAACATAATACTTTACTACACCAATAATGTAATAGCATTGTTTACAACCCTGGTATTATTAAAAATAAAGACAAACATACATCTTGAGAAAATACTCAAGTGGTTTGGTGACCTGGCCTATCCAATTTTTCTTTGTCAATATTTTGGTGGATTTCTAGCATGGCTTGCTATTGGTGGTGAAAATCGTGGCTTATCCATCTTTTTATTAGGCTACCCAATATCAATTGCACTTGGGATCGTTTGTGTAATATTAATAGACAAGCCACTAATTAAAATTAGAGCAAAAATAAGGGCGGACGCTCAAAGCAAAAATAATCAGGAAAACTCTTCAAGGTAAACTAAACCATTCGCTCCTTTTCCTGATGAATAGTTACCATTCCCCCCGGCACCACCTGAGCCGGGGAAACCGCCATCATCGCCAGAACTACCGAAGTGGCCATTGCCACCCGTTGATGAAAATGCAGATCCTCCAGCCCCGCCAATAAAAGCATCAGAACCATAATACAGACCACCTTGAGATATTCCGCCAGTAATATTTAAAATGTTCCCGCCACTTCCGATACCTCCAGCAGGAACTGTAGCCCCGCCACCACTCCCTCCAGTAGCTGAGATTAAACTCCCGAACCTTGTATCACCACCATTCCCACCTTTAGACGAGACACCAGCAGCAACAGCACTGCCACCAGTACCTATCGTCACAGATATAGTTTCGTTATCAGAAATATTAAATAACCCTTCCGAAAATCCACCAGCACAACCTCCAGATGCGCCCACACTAACTGGAGCATTCTGGCCACCTCCCCCCGCTCCCCAAACTTTCACCCGCACTCTTTTCGTCCCTTTAGTTGGAGTGTAAGTCCCTGACTTAGTAAAGGTGACAATATTAAGCAGGCGACCGCCACCAATCGCTTTAAGAACCTGTGAATCATCATCAGGATCAAGCTCAAGCCCCGCGCCCTCAACAACGTTTACCAGCTCACGCTGAAAGGTATTCATCATCTCAGCATTAATTATTGTCGGTGAAATACCATTAGCGACATTACCATTAGTGTATTCACCATTAGCATCAGCGGTGTCAGTTGTACTGCCAACTTTTCTCATATAAACCTTCTTTTTAAATGTCTGAATTAAACGTAACCAGAAGCGATATCAAATATTCTGGCAAACTCAGGCGTGACTTCGTAAACCCCCTCATCGTTAAAACCGAAATAGATATAGCCGAATTTGACCAGGGTGTATGAGGGGGCGAGGGCATTAATCCGGCATTCAAGCTGACGATTACCCCAGGAACGTAATGGATCGCCACAATAACTCAGACCTGCACGGGCATAAGTTATCGTTGTGTCTTCCGCCTCTACCAGCCAGACAAATGGCCAGTCATCCCCATTTAGCCCGTCACCACATACCGATAAGCCAGCACGCGCCTGCCGGTATTCCTTAATCGAAATCGTATAACCCATTGCTGCGGCAATACTGATGAAATAGCTCTTTGACTGCCCGCCGGTACTGATGAGTTTCGATACAATGGCAGACTGACGCTTCGCAATCGTATCCACTTCGCCAATCGAGCAATCATCAGGTAAGCCGAGTGTTTTTTCCCACTCGGTGAGCATAATCGTCGCAGTTTTTGGAAAGGCACCGCGCAGCAATGCAAGTGCGTCGTTATCACTACGCTGGAAACTGGCCGCAATGGCCCGCAGCACAGCAGCCTGAACAGCTTTTGGATCCCGTGTCCACGCTCGGCCGGTGGGGATAAGCGCCTGCAGTGCCTTCTGATAATCGTCTGTTGAGAAAAGGCTCATGTGTAGTTCACCTCGCCACGAACAGCCAGCTCCCCAACTCCCGGCTCAATATTCGCAGAAGGCGACACAAGGATATAACCTGAAGTACCGGCAACATCCCCTATCGCGCGGTTGAGATCTGAAAGGTAAATTTTCCCTGTGCCGAGCGGGTTAGCAGATTCAAACAATACCCCGTCAATCGCATCAGCAATGGCCGCAGTCGTTGCGCTGTCGGCATCAGATATCCCGCTTATTTCAAAATCGATAACGCGTTCGATGGGAGAGCAGACATAGTTAAGGGAGGTAACCGGCGCAAGCGGATACATATAATCGGCAACTCTCCCCTGATCCCCGGTGGCTTTTACAGCCCCCCACTCTTCCAGTTGAGAGACACCGTCAGTTCCTGCAGGGAATCCATGATTGGTTTTATCATCGCCGTCGCACATGATGTAAATCACCACGGTACCCGGCCCCATCCCCCGGCGCCGTATCCATGCCCTGGTGATCCCCGACACGGATAAAGCCCAGCTTTTATAATCAGTGTCACTCCCGCCCTGCGGGGGATTCTGATACGCCAGCAGACCACGTAATCGGAAATCCTCTTCACTTTCAATGTTGGCGCCGCCGGTGGCGGGCTCAATCAGCGTAACCGAGCTGTCTATGCCGGGGGCATTAGCATCCAGTGTAAGAATGGTGCCAGCATCGGCATTTCCGGAAGCGCCTCCTCCTGTCACATCGTCTGTGATATCCGGCAAAACCGCTGTTACAGCAACCGACGCACTGCCAGCAGTGTTTATCGTTATGGCATCATCGGTTGTGTACTGGTAACCATCATCACGGTTTAACACCGCCCCTTTTGACAGTGTTTTCCCCGGCGTTCCGGTAACGGTCGCCGCCGGAGAGCGTGCTGCCGTTGCGGCTTTTCGGTAAATCTGCTTTAGCGCCATCCATCCGGCAAGCCACTCATCGGTAGAGGTGAAAGGCGTGCTCTGACGGGCAATATAATCCAGGTAGGCGTAGTGCAGATGGGCCATGCCCGCATCCATATCAGCGAGCACCTTAAGGTTGCCAAACCGTAACAGCGCGCCAACACTTTCAAGCTCTGCCTGCATAAACTGGCGATTCTCCTGCCGGAGCTCGCTCAGTGTTTTCCGCTTAAATGGCATTATTCAGTTGCTCCCATAGCCAGAAGAATTTGAACTCCTGCCAGTCCCCCGCCGGCGGCAAATACCGGATGATGAGGTTCAGCCTATTCGGGAAAACAATCTCTGACTGAGCCTCTATCGCTGCTGCAATACCATCCGACTTCATCCAGGCCAGAGCCTCTTCGGCATAATCTTCAGCTCTCATCGCCACTTCGCGCGTCAGTTTTTCACGCCGCAGTAGCCACAGCCTTGAGCCAATATTCCGGTCGTTGTCCAGATCCCCCCACCAGCCGCGGCGGTCAGTTCCTTCATAATCATCATCAGCGCGCGCCAGTCCGTCAGTAAACAAACTGATAATTATGGCCGTGTGCATATCATTCTCAGATGTCAGTACGCCGTTACCGGTTTGCCAGTCAGCATGAATGGCATCCACATCCCAGAATGAGGAAATATCACTCATACCTGACTCTCTGTTTTTTCGCTTATGATCGTGCTATCGCCGGACTGAACTTTTTTAACGTCATGGTCATGATCGTTGTGAGCATCCCGCAGCGCTTTGAGCGTTGAATTGTTCGTCTCGCAGTTATCGATGATGTCACCCGTCACCAGGAGTTTGGGGGTAACCAGCTTTACCTGTTCCGTTGCCGTCGCGGTGATGTTTCTGGCATTATTGATCTCTACATCTTTGCCTTTCGCATCAATGAAAATTCCCTCCTCGGTCAGATGAATATTCATCCCCTGCTGGTTATAGACCACGGTTTCGCCTGGCTTAAGCCCGGTATACCGGAAGCTTTGATGGTTAGAGGCAATGACGACAGGACTGGAGCGGTCCCCGCCGAGAAAGGCAATAAGCACATCCGATCCCGCCGGTAACCCCGATGAAAAACCAAAATCAGAGAGCCGTGGGGCGCTGGCCACTTCCAGCGGAGTCTGGTACTGGATTTCCTGCACAACCCCGCTATCTTTCTGCGTGGTAATACGGCCAATGCCCAGCATGCCGGCGATGCGCGTGGCCGATTTCTTTAAATTTTGATTCATTGGTTTAGTCCGGGTATTTGCTGGTAGAAAGCATAAGGCTGGACAGCGAAAGCCTCCGGGGGCATCAGATAAAGGCGCGCATGGGTGCCGTCACTGTCTCTGATATAAGTCACCTCTGCGATAAGCAATTCGGTGTCAGGCAGCTGCAGACTCGGGATGTTGACCGGGATAAGCGTATTCGGCTCCCATAATTTCCCGGATTTATCGCGCCAGGAATCAATCGTCACCGTTAACTGACGGGAACGGCCGTATCGGCGGTTCATCTCCCAGTCAATCGCTCGCTGAGCCTGTTGTGAAGCCATCAGTGTACTTTCAACAATAATGATCCGTTTTCGGTAACGCATACTGGCCGCCTCAGGATCGCGGGCCGTCGCCAGCGTCACCGAATCATAAGCCGTATCTGGCGAGAATCCTGCAATCGGCGAAATGCTCATCGATACGCCGACGTAATCAGAAAAGCGGTCAGCCATCGAACGGCGGTAATAAGCCTGTTCGATATTTACCCCTTCTGCGATACCGCTGGCCGCGCGCTTTGTCCCCACCCGGGTCAGAAATAAGTTACCGTCAGGCTGATCGTAATAAAGCAATGCCGACCAGCGGGAGACACGATCAAGTATTTCCTGTGGCGATTCCCCCCAGTTCAGGGAAAATTGCGGAACTTTCACCAGATCATCAACGTCTGTACTTACGCCAATGTTGTAATGGGATGCGAGGCGGGAGGCTATATCAAGCGCATTACTGTTATTGATGACGTTATTTGGCCATTCAGCAGAGCAATCAACGAGATCTGCGCACTTACTGCGGCCTGAGGCTCTGACTTCATGGCGCGAACGGGAAATAGCAGGCGACCAGTCATCAACATACCCCGTCACTACCAGGTCGTTACCAAGCTTTACCTGACAAGGCATCCCTTCCTTTACCAGCTGCTTCTGGTCACTTCCCGGAAAATAATCCATCAGTCCCAGGTCAAAATCGGAGGGAAAACGCTCAATGCCACGGGTCACCCGCACAGAGTCCCATCCTTCAATGATTTTTCCGCCCACTGTCAGGGAGACAATATCCTGATCATTATCCGTACTCATTGTCTCAACACCTTCATCGTCGTCGGCATAAATGCCGGATGCGGTACGCTGGCCTCCTGTATCAGTTCATTTGCCCGCGAGGCATCCTGATACAGGCGGTTGGCCAGTACCAGGGCAGGAACCGGCACCGCAGTATTGATTTGCATCAACTCACTCAGTCCGGATGAAGTCTGAGCCATGGTATTCAGAAAAGCGGTTCTCACGTCCATCAATGCCGTATAAAGATCATCATCGCCACGGTCGCCCGCCAGTAGTAACGCGGTATCCAGTTGCCCGGCCACGCGTTGAGTGATTTCTTCGGCCTCATTACGACTGGTTGGGTTGTAATCTGCAGCAGCATCCGTCATGGCTCCGGTACATAGCACTACGATCAGCGTGTTCATGGTGCCAGCCAGTTGCTGGCTGCTTTGGGAACGCTGGTATCCGGTACTGGTTGAAGCCGCCAGTTTTTCAAATGCGGCAATTTTGTCACTCACGCTACCGGCGCTGGACAGAATGCGATTAATCACATCGGCAACGCCCTGAACAAATTCCTCGACCGATACAGATTCATTCAGTGCAGCCGTTGTATCGAGCACAGCCTGGCGATCCATCACCGCCCGGGCGGTAACCTGTTCAGACAATGCCTGATGGTCTTCTGAGTCATCGGCATCACGATTGCCGTTAATACCCGAAGAGCTCCCGCCTACGGTCCCCTTGCTGTACCGCCCGTAACGATTATTCCCGAAAGTAGAATCCAGCACGTTACTGACGTTTGTTACCTCACTGATGGTGTTATCCACCATATTGGTCCAGAACGTCACGGTTCCCCTGATGGTCTGAATCCCCTGCGACACACCGCGGATCTCGCTTTTAATTCTCGCGAGGGTACTGGCAACCGTCGTACTAACCAGCTTCAGATAGTTGGTGCCAACGGTATCCCCCGCGGCGGCACTGTCGGTAACGGCAAAGACCTTTAACCCCGACTCAATGACCATCAGGGTAAATTCAAACGAACGGCCGTTGTCGGCGGAGCCGGAAAGCCTTAACCCGTTCTCAGGTATGGAAACGGTCATCTCCCCCAGCGTGGGGTGAATGAGCGTACCGCTCCCCTTAGCTTCACACGCATTGATCAATGACTGGCGCTGAGAAATAACGTCGCCACCGCCATATACCAGGCTGTTCTGGACGATAAAGCCACGGATAATAAATCGCCGTGTCCCGCGGCCCATATCCTCAACCCAGGCGGTATCACGCCAGGGATATTCATGAACCGCCTGCCGCCGGCCATGACTGCCTTCCTCATTCACCACAGCAAAAGGCACGCCCCGGAACGAGCCGGGACGTAGCTGGCTCAACCAGTCCTCGCTACCACCGCCCCCCATCAGAGAAGTTATTGCATCCTGGATAATTGCCATCAGGCCTCCTGAATTAAAAAACCGCCTGGGTGGCGGTTTAATCGGGTTAGTAATTCATGGCGGTTGTTATTCTGCCGTTATCCTCGACGTTATAGGTTTTCTTCTCCCCCTTATCATTGACCAGGGTGATTTCCAGCTTCATTTTCTGATCGGCCATCGCCTCTTTGAGAGACCGGGTCAGGTTTTCACTGACAGTGTCTCTCCCATTACCGGAAGCTGTCAGGATTGAGGTACTGTCAAACTTGTCCGGTTGCGGTACGAGGATGTTCTCTCTCTGCTGGCTGAGCACTCGGCTGTCACGAAGACCAGACCAGCGCGGATCACTGATAGCCGTCTGAATTGCCGCCCGTATCTCATCTTCAGAATATGGCTGCGCCCCATTCTCATGCTGAATCATGGCCGCCATGACTGACTTCAGCACCTCCGGGTTATGCAGATCCACCCGCTGATGGGGCTGAATACCTGTCGCGGCCGATACTGAATTGATATAGGACTGCGTATCATTTTCCGAGCGTGGCGCATAAGTGTGGATCATGCTGTTCAGCGTGTTATTCCCACGATCGCCATATAACATCAGTTGCCGGGCCATTGCCGCCAGCCCGTCTCTGCTGTTGTCATAAGTGACGAAACCACGATTCACCCCGGTCGCATTAGGCGCTATCCGGAGATTGCCGGGGTTATTATTTCTCAGGCCCAGTGCCTGGTTAGATGGCTGGCTGTAATTCACCTCTCCGCGTGGAGCTGCTGCACCTGCTGGCAGGATGACAGACAAATCATTTCGGAGTTGTTCAGCTCTGTCACTGGCGCCATATTGCGCGTCATAGCGTTTACGGACGGCATCAGTCATAAAGCCGGCATCCACCGCTCCGCGCTCGCGCCGGGAAAGGGTGTTATACAGCGCCTTATCACCCTGAATGCGGCGTAGCTTCCCGGCATCCTTGCTACTGATAAACCCCAGCGCATGCGACAGCCCGGTGAAATCGCCATTCGTGAACAAGTCGGTCACTCCTTCAAGGCCGTCTTTCACCGAACCATCGGAAAGCAATCCTTTAAACAGAGAGTTTTTCGAACGGTTTTTCAGCCCATCCCATGCAGCGCCCAGCTCATTCATGGAGCCGTTAACTTCGGACAATTGCCGGTTAAGCTCCGGATCAACCGTCAGGCCAAGTTCATCAGATTTAGCCAGCAATGCTTTCATCCGTACGCCTTCACGCATCAGCGCCAGCATTTCCGGCGTCAACCCGAGGGCATCGGAAACTGATTTCTGCTGGTCCGGTCGCAGACTCGGGAAAACGCGTGCTATCGACTCCAGCGTTCTCAGCGTATCAACGGATCCATCGTTGTTTTTCTGGATCTGAACGCCAATCTGTGACAATGCGCCGAGTACCTGGCTGTTGGCACCGCTGGCGGCCTCCTTCAGGCTTTTAGCCATCCCCTCAATGGAGGAATTTGCACTGTCGCCATCAGCACCCAGTATCCGCATGGCACCGGACAGGCGGGAAAAATCGTCCACTCGCATACCCGCATTTTTCGCGGCGACATCGAGGTTATAGGCTTCCCTTGAGGCCTCATGGAAACCGTAGGCAATCTGTTTTAGCCCATATCCCGCCGCTCCAACCACCCCCAGCGATGCCAGCTTACCGGAGAGCTCACCGACCATCTTCAGCGGCGGTACCATGTCCCCGATGTACTGAACATTATCACGGGCATTTTTGGACAGATTTTCGAAGCGGGAAATAAAGCCGTTCAGTCCATCGAGGGTCTCCTGCCCTCCTAACTGGAGTCCCTCTTTGGTTTTATCCAGCTTTGGTTCCAGATCACGGATAGCCTCATTGATACGCTCAATGGCTTCCGTCGCCTAGTCGCTGGCCACCAGCTCAAAGTCGAAAGAATTACTCATCGGGTTCGGGATTCCTGAGTTTATTGATACGGGAGGCCTGCGATACCCACCACTTCAGACGGGCATAGGTCATGCCCCATGCCCTGTCTTCTGTCCAGCGGAAATAAAATGTGACGTCAGCCGCCGTTTCCTGCCAGGCGGTCAGGGCTTCCAGGTCAAAAAACCGAGCAAAAACTCCTCGCATTTTCGGAAGTCGATAAAATCCATCGGCTGAAGCACACTTTCCCGCGTATCCGTGACCAGCGAGATCAGCAGGCGCATCGCCGCCAGTGAAGTGGACGATGCCTGCTTTTCGTAGAACTGCTCTGCCTGGCTGAGCGTCGGCGCCTTCAGCTCCAGTTGCTCATAGCGTGTTTTTTGCGCCTCATCGACCAGAGGCTTGATGAGGGGAATGACTTTGGTGCGTTCAAGTTCTGCCATCTTAGTTCTCCGTTACGTCCCGGCCTTCCCAGCGAACATCAAACACTGCATCTTCGCTTTCCACTTCCTGAACGTTCACCGTCCATAGCGCGCGACCGATAATAGTCTTTCCGTTCGCCAGTTCGGCGATCACGTTGACGTTCGTCTGTTTGTTAAAACCCAGTACGTTGGTACCGCCGCTGTCGCGAAGACGGGCAGAAATATACGGGGCAACCGGCTTTTCTTTGTAGCCATGCACACCGTCCATGCCTGTCAGCGTGGTACGGTTAACAGTGGAGGTCTGATACTTGAATGAGCCCTCCACCATAACTGTCACCCCGTTTACGGTGACATAAGCGGTACCTGCCAGGCGACTAGTGGTATCTCCAGCCATGTTTTATGCTCCTGTTGATTCAGCCTGCAGGCGGAACTGGTTAAGCAGCGCGAAGATGCGCAACTGGTTCATAAGCGTTCCCGGCCACAACACATCGACGCGGTTCGGGTTTGTTTTGTTCTGCTCCACGATAATGTTTCTGGCGAAGGCCTCAGCGTCCTGCGCGTAGCCGTTAAAGACCAGCGTCTGGTATTCCGCGATCTGATCGGCTCTGATGATGTTTGGCGTCACAATCGCCGCCCCCGGCGCAAAACGCGTGCCATCCGCGGCCAGCTTCATGCGACCAAATTTACTGGTCACTGCAGTGCGGAGATATCGCGTGACAAACATCAGGCTGAAGAGCGTTTCCACCTGCAGGTAACTGTCGTCTTCGTCGCCATAGCTGTTTTTCTGGTAGGTGGTAATCAGGTTTTCAATCATCACCGTCCCGTCATCACCCACGGTGTAAGTGGAGATGCCGCTGTACAGCAGGTTATTGCGCTCTGTCAGTTCAAAGCGATCCGCCAGGTCCGGTGCCAGCACGCCATAAACAGGCAGACTTTGTAGCGGACGTGCGGGGTCATTACGCAGGCTGGGTGCGGCGGCCCCTGTCAGTGCCGCCGCCCAGATATAACGCGGTGACGGTGAGCGATACACACCAAGCAGTGACTCATGCTGGTTATTACGGGTTTCCCCTTTGGTGCCAAGCTCGGCGTAAGTGCCGTTGGTAGTGGTGAATGCGTGGCCATAAAGCTGTTTATCCCATGCCCAGCGGCCGGTTGCATCGTTCAGAAATTCTCTGATGGCATCCAGTGATGCGGTGTCATCATAAGGGTTGATGACAAAATCAAAGGTCTTATCCTGCAGGTTGCCAAGGGCATCAACAAAATCCGGCGCGCCGGCGCCGCCGGTCATGCCCGTGATGGTGAGTGTCAGGCCCGCGGGCGTCACCTCACCACCCTGAACACCGAGATAATTCAGCCTGATATCAATACCATTGCCCAGCAACCCGGCATTTTTGGCCGTCAGTGTCACGGTATCCGTTGCATCGGCTTTTACAGCAGCTGTCACCGGCAGTTCCGTTTTGCGGGTAATCGCCGCGACCAGCGCAGTGGCAATCTGAGCCGGAGTGTCAGTCGCCAGTACGGTCAGTTGTACGCGAACGCCAGCAATATAAAGAGAGATAACGCCGGTTTCTGCCGCCTGTGTGGCAACCTTGATACTGCCAGTTGCCACTGCCATCGAATCCGCATCATCAGCCAGCGGAAGGATCCAGACCTCCGCAGCAGTATCGTTTTTTTGATACGCCGTCATCATGCCATGCAGCATTGATCCTTTTCCGGTGAGCTCACCCACCGCATTGGGAGAGGAGACTTTTACCGGGATTTTTTCCTGTGCAGAGCCTGATGCCAGCATCTGACCAATCAACAGCGTTCGTTGTGTAGCCGTCGCCGTGTTGGCCATGGAGTTATCAAACTCCACATAAAAAAGCGGCACACGTAAATTGCCGGGAACTCGCGAAAATGGAACGGTCATTTAATTACGCCCTCTTTTTTTACGGCGTTTTTAACGCCCTTTTCCGGTACCAGACTGACGTCGCCATCCTTCAGGCGGCGACGCCAGAACGTATTATCAGGTACCTCCGCGCCATCTTTGGGCAAAGGCTCCCCCCTGACAGGGCAGCGAACGCTGAGCCCGTCCTTCGGTTTTACAAACATGATTACTCCTGAAGGTCTATTTTTACGACCGGCTGCAGCGTACCGTCCGGCATGTCGATGGTGATGTCGATCCCCGCCAGCGGCACCGTATCGACCGGATAAAAGTCTTCCGGTCCCTGATAGTGCTCAATATCAATTTCGATAAGCAGCTGGCCCATATGCGCTTCACCATCCGCATCAACATCAATCGTCGAGCGGACCTCCGCATATTTCTGGATGTTCCGGGTTAACTCGTAGCTGTTAATCACCGCCCTTTCTACCTGTTCCCGGAGCTCTTCCAGCGCAACCTCCGCGCGCATGGCGCCATCATCAGTGGTTTCACTGTCGTACTCCTGAACCCGGCCAGTAATGCGAACGGTGGTCAAAGAGGTAAAGGCCGGGACATTTCTCCCCTGCGCCTTTTTGTGATCAAATGGCGTCTGAACAAGCAACGCTGGGTACAGGTCCGGCGAAGTTGCCCAGTCACGCGGGGAATACACACGATCGGCGGCAGCCGTTTTATCTTTCAGCGCTGCCACGACCATGTGTCGTATTGCGGAAGCATTCATCGGGTTTTCGCCACATTGAGAACAAGACGTGAGCCGCCATGGCTGTCCGGTTCGACGTTGGACACAACAAATAACTGATTGATGATCTGACCTCCGACCGTTTTGATAAACACACGGTCAGATACGGCAGGTTGCGGTTTACCCAACTGACGAAATTCAGCATCGCGCACCCCAAGCATTGGGCTGGAGGTGTTAATTTCTGAATCACCATCAAGATTTTCTGCAACCTGCGCATAGCCACGGTCAAAAATACCGTTAATCGTAAAAGGAGTACCGTTGCGGGGACGGTACTCATGCTCATCGCCAAACACGCCATGGAGCGGACTCAGAAGATGTAAATCCCAGTCCACGCCCATATGCTCACTCCGTTGTTATTTTCACACCACGCGCAGCAGATAACGCGCGCTGTCGCAGAGCATGGACATCGGCAATTACACCTGCGGCCAGCAGACGCTCGGCATCCTTACCGGAGACCGGAATTAGGGAGTTTTCCCGGTAAACCTCACCGTCATGGCGAATGCAGTTCCCTTTCAGGACCACAAACTCAGGTTCCGCTACTTCCTGAAAATCTTCTTCATCGTCATCCTGATCATCAGATGAATCGCTGTCTTTTTCGTCATACTGATGCGTCATCTGAACGCTGCCGCCGGCATTCAGGTCGTCGATATTCAGGGCGTCTTCGGTGGCGCCTTCAGCATTCAGATCATCGACCTGCTCGGTTTTAGAGATTTTTGCCATATCAGACCACCGTCGCGCAGAGGGATGCGTTTACCCGGCTCGGAATAACCAGCGGGGAGGATTGCATCAGGATAAGACGCTGGGCCGGATCTTCTTTCACCCAGGATTTTGGCGCATAGGCCAGGGGACCGTAGTTAAATGCCGGGTCCAGGATAACGCCAAAAGCGCGGGTACCCATCAGATCAGCGCCAGACATAATAACGGCGCCGTCGGGGATCATCGGCTTCTCGACATTATCAAGTGGGTCAATAAACCAGTCGTTATATAACCAGAGGTCAAAGTTACCCCAGCGACCTTTATAAATAGCGCCCTTCATCGCCTGTGGACCAGCATTAATCTGGTTACCAAACGGGCTCAGCGCCGGGAACGTGATGGCGTTATCTTTGATGGTGGTGTCCAGTCGGAAAGCACGCCATGACTTGCTTGTGAACACCAGATCTGTCGCGACGGAACCGGATTCTTTCAGGAAAAGCGTCTGCCAGATTTCAATATCATCAGAGGGCTGGGTATTAGTGGCACCCGCGGCAACCGTCAACGGCCACTTATCTGAACCACTCAGAGTGATAGTCAAATCCGGAGAGCGCCCGAAATCCACCACTTTGGTTTCATAGCCTTCCCCGGCAACCGTGACGGTACCGGACACCAGCGCGCTGGCCGCCATCCATTCCAGCCGACGGTTGATCATGTCAATCTGATCAGTCATCTCAAACTGCAGGTTCAACATTTCGCGTTCTGCGGCGGTATATTCACCGCCAATACGCTCACCAATCTGGCGGCGAATAGGTTTACGCAGGTCCGGCGCCCGCTTGTCTTTGATGTACGCCGGTTTGAACGTATTGGTCTGGTATTTACGGGACTCGACCAGCTTACCTTCCACCAGCGGGGAGACGAATGGCGCCATACGACGTAGGCCGACATCCACGTCAATCGCTACTTCTTCGGTCTCATAAGTCACGACGTTCGGGAAGAAGCGATCAAGCAGCCAGTTCTGACTGGTTTTCAGGTTAGGAACGACCTGCACCAGCACACTGGTATCATAAATATTTTCCATATTCAGTCTCTTGATAATGCCAGCTAGACGCTGGCATAAATTTTAAATAGGTCAGCGCCTGCCGGTTAAAGCATTCGCCAGGATAAATGAGGGATAAATCAGGAGGTGGTTAAAGGTGCCTGGGCGCTGTCTTTCAGGAAGATGGCCAGCGGACGTAGTGCTGTTTTCAGTTCCGGCGCAGTCCAGGAATCGTCAAAAATAATATGATTCTGGTTGAACTCGCCCATCAGGTACAGGCCGCCGGACTGATCGCCATGGGTGGAAGCGTCAACATCATCAACCAGAATGGCCGCTGGCGTCTCGCTACCATCCGTTGCGGTTTTCACACTGGCTGTATATTTGCCACTGGCGGTGATCATGCCAAGCACAGTGCCACGCTTATACACACCGCCGGTGATCGTGCCGGTGTCAGTGACCAGTTGCAGCGTACCGGCAATTAACTGATCCGGCACAAACACTGAACTCTTCATGCCAGGTGCAAAGGCATTCTGACCAAATTGATCCATTATTTCTCTCCTTTAATGGAGTTGTAGAGGCCGGTCATCTGGTTTACCAGTGCCGATTTACCGTTCTCTTTCTTGCCGCCATCCGGATTCAGACGGACATCATGGCTTTCCTGCATGCGCTGATCGAGAGAGCGCCCGCGCGTTGCCTTTGGTTGCAAGGCTGGCGCCGTGGATGCCAGAACATCGATAGCGGCGGCAGAGCTCATCCCGGTATTGAATGCGAGTGAAGCGGCCAGTGACGGATTCGCCGCAGCGTGCTTACTGCCGAAGATACGGGCGCAACGTTTACGCTCGGCGGCGCGGGCATTTTTCACCGCTTTGCTTTCTTTGCGGTCATCGTCGCCGTCATCTTCGGAATCGTCATCGTCTTCAGCCGCATCCGGGTCGTCACCGTCATCTTCAGCGTCATCATCACGATCGTCGTTTTCCGCGTCATCTTCGCGTTCATCGTCCCCGGCATCATCTTCGCGCTCATCCTCTTCCGCGCGACGGCCTTTCGCTTTTTTGGCCTTTTTGTCCTCTTCCTCTTCGGAAGCAGTCGCGCCACGGCCAATAAGATGAGCAAAACTAAAAGTCTTTTTCTTCGCCATTTCAGGCTCCTGTTTTTTCAAGTAAGTTTCTGAACGCAGCATCAGGAGGACACACCTCATCAGCCAGTCCAAGTTCCACACCATCAGCAGCCATAAAACAGGCAGCCTGAGTACTTTTGATAACCTTTGCGCTAATCCCCCGATTTCTGGCGACGGTATTCACAAACAATTCGCCCATGGTGTTGATGTCCTGCTGAATAGCCGCCAGCGCTTCATCTGACAGCTCTCTCAGCGGTGACCCCTCAGCCTTACGGGAACCGTAGGTGATGATGGTGACTTTGAGGCCGTCATCTTTTATCCGCTGGGTCCAGTCAAGGTGCATAGTGATCACACCAACTGAACCCACACCACCGGTTCGGGGAACAGAAATCCGGTCCGCCGCACTGGCAATCGCATAGGCGGCGGAATAGGCGCTTTCCGTCAGAATGGCATGGATGGGCTTTTTCCCGCGGGCGCCATAAATGACATCGACCAGATCGAAACATCCGGCGACCTCGCCTCCTGGCGAATCAATATCCAGGCAGATCCCTGTAATATCGGGGTCTTCCATCGCAGTCAGGAAGGCCTGACGAATGCCGTCATAGCCTGTCATGCCACTGTATGGGCGCAGGCTACCCAGCTTCTGCACCAGGGTCCCACATATCGGGATGACAGCGACGCCCAAAACATTGTCATAACCCGGGTCGCTACGGGATTCCCGCCCCCGGTTATCGTCGTATCCATACCAGTCATCATCCATGGCAAGAGAGGATTCGATTTTACTGATGCCAAACCGGTCCATAACGGATGCCATGATGACTTCAGCTTTACTTGGGTGCAGCGCCAGCGGTGTATTAAAAAGGCGCTGGGCCAGATGAGGTAGATTCACTTTTCCTCCGGATCGGTAATTGTCTGGCTGGCGAACTGGTCCGCCTGCGCCCAGCTAGGTAATGGAAGTCCGCGCTTCAGGCAGGACTCAATTTCCCGCTGGCGCTGATCAAGTATCTCTTCCCAGTCCTCACCCACGTTTTCACCCACTTCAATTTCGAGAGTGGAAAGGCCGGCATCGAGGCCGAGAATGGCGCCTTTTTTCTCTGCCACCGGATCAACCCATCCTCGCCCCGGCCCCATCCAGCGCGCACGGGAATACGCAGCCCGGGCATCAACAAAATCAGGGGCATCATTAGGTAGAGGTAAATCCTCGTTATCGTGAACTTCCTCCACAAAGGCCGTCAGAAGCGGCTGAGCGGTACCCATGGAAAAATCATCACGTCGGCGGGTGAGCGTTTTCCATGCCTCCAGCAAGGAAGATCGCGCAGAGCTGTAATTCACATCAGACCAGTCCTGTGTAACCTGCTGAGGAGATAACCCCGTACCGGATGAGAAATTACGCAATACTGCAGACTCGAAAACCTCAAAGTTGCTGTAAGGGCGGGCAGCGTTGACCGTTGTTATTCTCTCCCCTGGATAAAGGATCGGCATACGGGCGCCATTCTGCAGCGTCAAACGGCGATCATTATGAAACTCTGCACGACCATCCTGGTATGCTCCCAATCCCTCTTCGAAGTTTTCCCCCAGCGCGGACTGGATCATTTCGGGATCGTATGGAGACTCAATATACGCGGCGAAGATAGCATTCAGAATTGCTGCTTCCAGCTCGCTCTGGTCGTACTTCACCAGCATCTTCAGACGTTGCACTACTGGAGTCAGAATGCCATTCCCCCGATGCTGAGCTCCACGCTCATGGTCAAAGTCGTGCACAACGTGCGGGCGCCCCCATGCGGTTTCGCGCGGGATTCGTCGCCATGTCATTGTTTTGGCGCCACTCCACCAGTCACCGATATGTGCTTCACGTATGTGATAAGCCACAGGTGCGCCGTCAGCATCAATTTCAACGCCGCCGCGGATATTCGGCATATCAAAATTCTGCTGCGGGTTACTGAGTCTGTCGGGATCAACAACCTGCACCGTCGTGGCATAACGCCCCTTACCTGGTCCAAGGCGATCGGTGCGATACTGAAGCACCATCAGGGCATCGCCATCAATCAGCTTGTGGCGAAAGGCCAGACGCAACATTTGTGGAACGGTTAGCTTGCGCTCAACGTCACAATAACGGCCTGTGTCGTATGCCCAGGTTCTCCAGTGGGAAGCGAGTGCTTTTCCGTACTCTTCCGCCCATACTGCGTCAAAACTTTTATTACCTGTCATCATCCGTAATACACGATAGTCAGGCTTCATGATCGGACGGAAATTGGCGCCGACCGCATTATCAAGCAGGCGAGTTATGGCACCATTGGCCCATCCATCATTTCGGACCAGATCCCGCGCACGGGAAACTATACGGTCACGGTAGATATTAATTTCGTTATCCGGTGACCATAGTGCGGGCTGCCAGTTCGCCAGTTGATCGCTGAAGGAATCCGCGGCGTCATATGGCACCCGGCTACCGCCCGTCAACATGCTGGGTTTTGGTGCCTGATAAGGTCTCCCGTCAGGACCAAGGATTTGCACTTTATTCATCAGAATCTGAACCTCACTGGCTTCCGTGGCCGGGCGACAATTCCCAGTTGCGCCTGCAGCAACTGAATCAGCGCCAGCAGGTCGGCGAGAGAGCTTTGCTGATAGGAGACAGAGCGCGTCCCATCACCCTGCGTATAGGAGAATGAGACGCCACGGCTGCCGGTAGTCAGGTCGATATAAGCCTGCTGCGCTTTCTGCAGAGCGTCTCTGAGCTGCTCATCAGTCATCCCACCAGCAAGTAAGCTCGTGTTTCGGTTAAACATGGTTTTCCTTATTGCGGCAGGAGTTTAGAAATGTTCTTACGCTTAACAGGAGCCATAGCCTCATCCACGATGGCACCCGGTAATTCGTAATTGATTTTTTCTTCTGGCTCGGCTGGCGCCGGCAGGAACTTATCGGGATCGGCCTGAAGGTTAGCGGCCCGAACATTGAGTTTTAATCCCATATGTTTCAGCCCACACAACGCGGCATAGCTGTAAACGAGGCAGTCGAGTGCTTCGTTCGCCCGTCCGGGGATAGGCTCCCAGACACTGAATCGCTGACCGGCCACCACTTTATAAACCAGTCGCTCGGCCAGCAGCTGGTTGAAATATCCGAGGTCACGATCATCCGGGAAGTGCATATAGCCCGCACCGGCAGTACCTAAAGCTGGCGGTTCAAGATGCAGACGACCACGGACAACATCTTTCGCAGAGTTCACGCCAAGTATAATTGGCCTGAAGCTGGCTTTACTTTTCGATGTCGGTCGCTTGGTTGGCCAGACGGGGTTGCGTTTCCCACCCTGCGCAGATTCGCCCTTGATAGCCCAGACGCGGCGCCCAAGGCGATCTTTGCAGAACTCATAAACCTTTTGCGTGTGGTGACCGCCGGAGTCCATACATGCAGCCAGAATATTCAGCCCTCGCCCGTCGCCGCGTCGCCATATCTGTTTCAGGTACGCATCGAGGCGCTTCCAGGGTTCCTCAGTCTCCAGATCGCCATAAATGACGTCATGCGCAACTGACCACGATTCCTCGTCCCGCCCCCAGCCAGTGATCGTGATTTCGAATCGGTCATCCTGGGTATCGACGCCCGCAGTTAACAATGCCACGCCATCAGGAACGACGGCCGGGAAGACTTCACGGCGCGCCAGCAGGACATCAACCGGGAGCTGTTTCCCGTGGTTAGGCCGGTGCGGCAACCCCATCTGGGTGTTCCACCAGGCCTGTTCCTTATCCGGATCCCCTTTCGCATCGAGGTATTTCTTTGCAATGTCCGATGGCTTATCTTTTTGCCAGGGACTGAAGAGTTTTGACGCCTGGTACCCGGCGTGGTGATTATCCAGCGCCTCGGCCCCGCAGTCCGGGCAAATCGCCCGGTATACGGCATGCCGTTCCGACTCTGACCAGCGCCAGACGGCATCAACACTGCCCTCGTCTCCTTCATGCCATTTCTGGTCGTATTCCATTAATGGTGAATGGCGGGAACCACAACATTCAAACGGTTTGGTCTGATGCCAGCGGATTGTCTGTAATGCCCGCAGACGCTCACCCTCTGACCAGCCAGCACCACAACATTCACAATGGATCATGGCCGCTTTGGTCAGGTGCTTATCACCTTCTTTTGGCCATTGAACATGTTTGAAGAAATCAAGGAACTGTCGGTGCCCGCAATGGGGGCAAACTACAGAGGCCCGCCGCTGATCTGAATCTTCGTAACTGTCAGCAATCCGGCTTTCATCTTCGACCGTCGGCGAACAAGCCCGCACGGACAGCCAGTTAAGGCCAAATGTGGCGGTTCGCTCTTCCGCCAGAGCGATGGGATCGCCCTCACGGGTAATCGGATATTTATCCACCTCATCTGCCAGCAGAACACGGATCGGACGGCGCGCAAGGTTATCTGGACTACCGGCGCCGGCCAGCGCCAGAAATCCGCCGGTGAAAGCTTTATACAGAATGGTTTCTTTTGAACTCTTCTGCTTTGAGTCACCTATGATGTTACGCAGAACTGGCGTTACCCTAACCAGCGGGCTGATGCGTTCTTTGGAAAACTGCTCAGCGGCCTCTTCCTTCGGCTGCAGGAGCAAAATCGGACATGGGTCGAGGTGCGCAAAATAACCAAACAGGTTTTCCAGCAGCGCGGTTTTCATTAACTGGGTACAGCACATCACGGTGATAATGTGGACGCCCGATTCCGTCGCGGCCAGCATAGGACCGCGGGCAATTTCAACCGTTGATGTTTCCCAGTTCCCGGAGGTACTGCCAGCTTCTTTCGCCAGCTTCCGGTAGTCATCGGCCCATTGCGGGACGCTGATCCGCGGCGGCGGTGTCCACCCTTTCCGGACACTCAGTTGAAGACGCTCAATCTTCCGCTGGGTTAAACTCTGGTTCTCCGAGGACTGAGATATGTTTGTGGACATGTTCAATCAGCACCTCTGTCATCCTGTCCGCCGGCACATTCAGATCGGCGGCTATCAGCGGTGCCACGCGTGAAGGCCAGTTCAGCCAGGCATCACGCTGCTGGCGAAAGGCGTTAAACAGAACCTCCTCGGCGATGGCCAATTCAATTGTCTGGCCGCTGTCTTTTTCATACTGGAGCTTTGCCTGCAGGGCCATGTAATTTTCACGGATCCGCGCGGCCTCTTCCCTGGAAAGGACTGCACCTTCTGTAAACATTATCTGGCGAACGGTTTCATCAATTTCATCGTCGCCATCATTCCGGGGTGCTGGGGCTTTTTTCTTCTTCGCGTTTGATGCCCGCGGATCTTTTCCATCACGGTTTTTCTTCAGCGCGGCATCGCTCGCCTCAACATCAATCAGGTCGCCATCCATGACGATAAACCGACCAGCCTTGATCCATCGGCCAATAGTCTTGCGATCGACGCCTGAATGTTGCGCGTACTGACTCTGGTTCATCGTGGTCATGGGACATCACCTGGGACATTTTTGGGGTGGGACATTTACCTGGGACATTTTTTCAATGTCCCACACGAATGTCCCACTGGAATAAATGGAATAATCCGTGCTGGCTCTGGCGTGGCTGGCGATCCCTTGGGGTGGGACATGGGACACAAAATAAAAGTTTGTAGCTAGGAAAACACTGCGGCGCGCAATGCCCGTGCCTTACAAAAGGCTCAGGAAGGACCCAAAACCCCTGGGGGGCTATCTGGCCGAGCTGATCGCCTCAGCAATCGCCTGGTGCAGCGCTGAGGGTAACAATGCGTTGGCCATGGTGTTTGCCCTGTCCATATAGCCGAGCGTTGGTTTGACTGGAAGCGAGTCTCCAAACCGAATGAGCAATTTTGGTGCAGGTTGCTTAATCTTGTCTCTGCGCGTGCCGTTCGGAGAACGTTTTGCCCGTTTCTTCCCTTTTTTGGTTTTCGGCTTTTTTCTCTGCCACACGGCATTCACGCCACCAACGTCACCAATAAATACGTTTGGCTTTGCTTTGAGCTGAGAGAGCTTATTACGCGGCAGGTTGCCGTATTTATTAAGCTTTATGTCTTTCGGGTTAAGCAAAGCACTACCATTAAGCTTGTGCTCTCCGCCGAACTCGAAGGGTTCAAGGTAACCAGCAGCAGTATCACGAACAAACACCTTCGCACGAAGGCTGTTTTTCCTGACACCAACTGACCCAACCGATTTAACTGTAAAAGGTGTTGGATTATCCAGATTCCGCTCAAATGCTGTTTTTTGGGCCGCTTCTATCTGGCGAACCACTTTAGTCATAGCCTGGGCAGTCGCAAACGGTATTTGCTTCTGCAGCTGTCTTAACTGACTGGAAAGGTCCTTAAGCGTTGCCATATCATTGACCACCTAGTTACAGTAATTAAGATCAGTTTGCTCATAAAGTTGACAATAAAAAACCGCCCGTAGGCGGTTAGTCGAACATTTTATCAAGTTGCTTAGCTAGAGCTCGGTTAAACAGCTCCTTCGAAACTGTCATCAGCGTGCCCATACTGGCATCTTTGAATCCGGTTTTTAATGTTGCCCAAACCTCTTTGTTACGGAGAGCATCCAAGAAGTCATGCCCCATCGCGGTCAATCGCAAGGGCATTACAGCCCAGTGAGTCATTCCGTCTAAAGACTGAATAGCACCAAAGCCGGGCTCCCCATCACTCCTGATAATCAGCCCTCTATCCTCAAGCAAACGCATATGAAACACAAATGTGTCAGTTTCACAATTGAACCCTAAATCCTTTAATCGAATAATATCGGTATCAGGTGAATCCGATGCCTCGAAAGCCTCGAGCAAACCTTTAAGGTATTCTTGATCTATTTGCATAACCCCTCCGTATGTAAAAGGTTAATTTAACATCAATTTAAGCACTGCTCTTTGATGTATTCCTGCAAATATCCAACCTGTTTCGTCACTGTGACGATTCGCTCTCTGAGGGTGAAATAATCCCGTTCAGCGGAGTCAGTAAGTCGGGGGCCGGTAACATCGCCCAGGCCGCCGGTGCTGGTCGTTCCGTTCGCGGGACAGTTTGCGTTGAGCTGCAGCCGCTTACGGCCAGCAATGACATCGCTATGCAGACGCTCAATGGTTTCTTTCGCATCAGCCAGTTCTCCGGTGTATTTGGCATCCAGTGCAGCGACATCACGCTGGCGGGTCTGCATGTCTTTAATGGTGGCGGTCGCCAGGAGGAGTTTCTCAGTGGCCTTATCGCGCTGGTCTCTGTAAGTGATGGCGTTGTCGCGGTAGTGGTTCACGAAGAAAGCCAGTGCGCCGATTAACGCCAGCACCAGCAACTGCAGCCAGTAACGCTTAACCAGTGCGCTAATCATGACAGGAACAGAGCTCGCTCTGCCTCCCGCCGACGTGTCAGCCCATTCAGCACCTTCCCACCAGCTTTATTCCAGCGCAGGAACTCATCGGCTGCACCAGCGTAATCTCCGGCGTTGAGTTTTCGCAGGAGAGTCGATGTCGACAATGACCGCGCACCGAGGTTATACGTGAACGACACCAGGGCATCGAATTGCCCCTGAGTCAGGCCAACTTTAACCAGTCGTGACACGTCACTTTCGTAACTGACCATTCCTGTCTTCAGCAGGCGTTCTGCCGTTTCCTGCTTAATTGTCATCCCGGCACGGATTGGTTTCCCGTCGACGGGCTGAGTCCAGCCATAACCGATCGTCCAAACGCCGACGCTGTCCTGATAGGCAGTGAGCTTGCAACCTTCGAACTCTTTGATCAGGGCAATGCCTTTATCACTGGTTTGCATTCTTCATCCCCGTCAAGCGTTCCCAGAAATAGGTCAGAGCCACTGAACCCATCGCCCCGCTAATGCCGGACGTGACAAGGATCATGTGAAAACTCAACCCACTCTCCACGCTTATCAACCCGCCAATCAAACCGGTAAAGCCGGAGACAGCGATCTGTGCCAGCGCGTTTATCCAGCTCCATGTCGCTTTATTCTGCTTTACGTCGATCAGGTAGCGAACTAAACCGCCCCAGCATGCAATGCCGAGCAGGACTAACCAGGACAGGCCTACAATTTTGTGGTCGTCATTCATACGCTTTGCCATATCACCTCCGAAGGAACGGGGTGCTGTTTGTGTAGAGTGGAAGGATGCCAGGAAACAACGACCGGACATCGCAAATAAAAAAGCCAGCGACAGGCTGGCAATGTGAGGGTAAGGCAATGTCGGCTCTCTGGCCGAAGGGTCCCAGGTAGTGGGTTCTGTGTGCTGCGTACCGCAAATAAAAAAGCCCCGCACGATGGCGAGGCTCTTAATTCTTTGTCGACCTACGAAGCTATGGCGACGATATCAGATTTACATGAAATATATGCGTTTCAATCCAGTTTTGCAAGACTTGAGTCTAAATTTGTCGCCTTTTGTTGTGAACGTGATCGCGTAACCTGCAATAAAGCCCCGCTATCCAGTCGCAGGAAGATGCTGCGCATCTCAACCCAGCGGTCAGTAAAGGTCTCTGACCAGTTTTTTGGCGTTACGCCAACCAGCGACGCCAGCGCCTGATATTCGTACGTCTCACGCCCTGCCAGCTCTGCTTTCACGTCCTGAGCCGCGAGCCAGACAAGCTTCTTCAGGCGCTCCATCGTTTTGCCGGCCACCTTCTTCGCGCCGAGCTGCTCCCGGAACTCTGCCCACGCCCATTGAGTGATTTCCACCTGATAGCACCAGCGCACGTTCTCGCTATAGTTCCATAGCAGCCACGCTTTCTGGTGTTCTTCGAGTGACATCAGTGCGCGGCGCCACGATGCGCTGGAGTATTCAACCGGCTGCACCAGGGGAATATGCGAACCCTTGGTATGCGACTGCTTGCCCGGTATTGGCGGGTTATCCAGCGTAATCATTTCCCCGGTCACTTCATCCAGCACTCGAGGCTTTTTACGTTTAAACGTTCCCGTATCGAACTGCGCGTTTTCAAGCCACGCCATCAACTGCCCTTTCGTCGCACCACTTAAATCGGCGGTGGCCACCATCAACTGCTGGCGCACGTATTCGAGAAATTGAGTATTCATACTGCACCGCCTATGGTTTTGATGTAGTTCTTCAGTATTCGGTAATCCGTCAGCACAGAGCCCGGAAAGTGGTATAAGCGCAATCGTTGCCAACGAACGCGGAGGTGATCGGCAAAATAGGATTCGAATGTCATGCTGCCTCCTGCTTTTTCAGCGCGCGCAGGTCAGCCAGCGCGGTCAGTCTGATTTCCTTCAGTTCTTCAATAGTCCAACGATGCGGAGCGTTATTGTTCTCGAGCGCTAGTACCAGCTCTTCGCCATAACGTTCCACCAGCGCGGCTCGGTATGCTTCGATATTCCCGGATTTGTAGACGTTGCAGACATCACACTGAAGATGGATGTTGAAGCGAGTGAAGCGCAGATGCCCAGCGGCTGCCGTAGTCCGATAATGGCCAGCATGCCAGGCGAACGCCGTTTTAGTTCCGCAGGAAATACAGCCCCGCCCCTCCGCCAACTCCGTCTCGCGGCAAATGTCATTTACGGCACGCTGCGTCAGGTCAATCCAGTGCTTCAGCGGCTTAACTGCAGCTTTACGCTGGCGCCAGGCTGCACGTTCTTTCTTCTCAGTGGCGCGCTGCTTGGCAGACTCTTTGCGTTGTGCAGCCTCCCGGGCTTTTCTGGTCTGCTCTTTCCCGACGGCGCTGGCGCACTCATAACCGCAGACGGTCTGCGTGTCGCGTACTGGATTGAACCACTGGCGGCATTCCTTGTTGGCGCACTTCCGGCGCGGTAACTTAGCCATAATCACCCCCAGACCTTTTGTCGAAAGGTTCTTGGTGTACGCGCCGGATGCTCGCATTCAGGCAATTTTGCGCTGATAGTCCAGGTGATGTTGTCGCGATTCAGGCTACGTTCTACCGTGGCGCCACGACGACGGTAACTGGCCACCAGCTCGTCGGCCTGATCGGTTGTGCATTCGTGATGGTGGAACCAGGAATATTTCATCGCCATCACCCCGCAAAGCTCATGAGCTGCGATGCGGCGTTTTCCGCTTCACGCTGGTCCTTGAATGCCCGGGACAATACCCAGCGCCACAGAACATCGAGCGCGGCTTTGTACAGCTGCTGGAACTCGGTTTCGTCCATGTTGGCAAAGGCAATGCTGCGGGGGTGTTTGCGAAGGGTGCCGTCGGGAAGCTGTATGGCGTCGTAGTGGCCAGACTCGATGATCACCCATGCACGATATGCGTCATAGGATTTGCAGATGCTGATACTACCGGCGCGCTTATCGGCGATGCGGTCCAGATATTGCTCAGCAGCATCCAGGAGTGCTGCTTCACTTCCCGCGAATGAGGCAAGGAACTTGGCATAGCCGGTTACCAGCTTGCGTTCGTTGGAGGAGATTGCCCCGCCGGTGGGTTCCCAGTATTCGAAACCGAGATTGAGTAACGCGAAGAAACGACGGTGAAAGGCCGGGTTGCGTACCTGCCGGAACTCAGCCACCAGTACGGAGCCGAGTTTGATTTTTGATTGCAGTAAATCACTGGTCTCCGGCGTAGCGGGGATCAGGATTCCTGAGGAATGCTTGATGAGTTGTAGTTCGTGCGCCATGGTTTCTCTCCGTGGCGCAGTAGGTTACGGTTGTTCAGACCGTTGATTTCATATTATCAGAAGGTGGGGTTACCCGGTAGCCGAGACGGTGAATAAACTGCATAAAACCATTAGGAGTAAAGACCTCTTCATCATCCAGCAAAGGCCGCATAGAAACCATGCCATTGACGCGATAAATTAGATGCCTGCCCGATGAAGGAAAGCTAAACACCACGCAGCCGTCAGACCTTCTTACAATGTCATACCAGTTGTCTTCTGACGTTTGCAAAGCTGAATCACTCACATTTATGTTCTCCCTTCGAGCGACTAACAGACGCGATTAAAGATTGTCGGCAGCAGCATCAGAGGGTTACGCAAATTGCGGTATTCTGAAAAATGCGCGCCAGCCTTAAGCGCAATTCTAATAAAACCAGTCGTCAGCGCTTTCCCAGGTATCCTGGAGGATTGATTCAATTTTCTTTTTATCGTCCTTGTCACCACCAAAAACACTTAACCCATCGGCCCCGGCACGGCGGATTGTGAGCCTGCAATTGTCATAGTGATCATTCAGGCGCTTAAGCAGTTCTTTCTCCAGTGCTGGTACTGCGCCTTTAGGAAGTTCTTTCATGCGATCAATGGTTAATTCAACTTTCATAATGGCCCCCATTGCATGTACTGTGTTTTTATACAGTATACCTATGCGCGGAAATGATCAACGTTTTAAGAGCACAAATTGTTAATTTTCTGTCAGTAGTAAAAAAAGAAAACCCGCCGTAGCGGGTTGAATTAGCGATGTTTTATTACGCCGCTATTTGTTTCTGCTGACAAAGCTCCTGTAGGTTAGCCCTAACCAGCGCCTCAGCGAGCTGATGATTGGACAGCATTAACGCAATGGGTAATAGAAACCACAGAATGCACGAAATGGCGGTGGTATTCGCCATCTGTGACAGGTTGAATATTGCTCGAATTGTATTGTTTGCACTTTAACGTTTCTGTTGTAGTGCCGGATGCATGCCACCGTATGTTCAGGACGATGGCATGCATATTATGGATTACGATTTATCCATTCCCAGGGGATTAGGGTGAATTCCACTTACATGCCAGAACGCATGCTCTCTATTCAACTGATTTCCCTTTGGTATCAGGAAGCCATACGTCCCAGATTTAAAAGTGGCATGAGCGCAGATTAGACTTTCTCCTTCAAAGCTATACTCAGTCCCTTCAGGGATTAGAGAGTCAGTCTTGATCAGGTGAACAGTTCCGTTGATAGGGATCATGTAATGGTGCATTTTAGGCTCCTCGTGTTGTGAAGAGCCTAATTATATCAGGTTTGAATCTACGTCATTGAAGTAGCAGGATTTGTTACACCATGTTCTGAAACTCGGACATTAAGCTGCGATCTCTTTCTGCTGACAAAGCTCCGGTAAATTAGCCCTCACCAGTGCCTCGGCGAATGGCGGCGGAACTGCGTTGCCACAACGCGCAACCTGCTTGTCCTTCGCGTACTTCTGCCCCCGATAGTCCTGATCGATGATGTACCACTCCGGGAAGCCCTGCGCGCGGTATAGCTCGTGCGGTTGCAGCATCCGCATACCGATATCAACGATGCGAAAAGTGATTCTGTCAATATCTACCAGCCCGTCGCAATCCTCACCGCAGTACTTACGCAGGAACTCCAACGCCAGCTGCGCGCGATGTTCGTCGTATTCATCGACCGCAAGAGTGGTTTTCACCTCCCCTACGTGCAGCCCACCCGCCGTCACTGTTGGCATTGGATCACTGGATGGTTGACCGTCGCGGCATGTTCCACGCAGTTTCACCAGATGAGAGGCAACTACTGCATGGTGATCGACAGTCGTAACCGAGTGCATAGGCTCATCCATACTGACACCCGGCCCCGTATAGTTGCCGCCGTAGTGTTTCGCCAGAAACGCGCTCACCGTCGCGAATTTATTTCCACCTGCAGTAACGGTCCCCAGCGGGTTATCCAGTCGTAGCACACGCGGTTCTTGTCCAGGTCGTTCGCCATAACCCATCTGGATCAGCGTAGGCGTTACAAGTTGAGATTTACCGCCACCGCCAGCGGTGATGGTTGCGCTCGGTTCGTCTGCCCGGTGGCCGACACTCGCACCAAACTGTCGACCAACAAACGGCGCAATGGCTGCCTCAACAATACCCAGAGCATGCCCATTCCCGCCCGGACGTTTTGATGTGCCAGCGGTTACCGTCGGGACGGGTTCGGTAACGGGCTGCCCGGTTGCGCCAGTACGGAACTTTGTCAGGTGTGGAACGGCTAACGCGTAGCCGTGGGTTTTCGTAATGGTCTGCAGAGGCTCTCTCAGCGCCTGCCCACGGAAACAGTCGTATTTCCCTTTGGTCGTCGTGTGGTTGCACTTGACGATGAACGGCGACGCGCTCTCGATCACAAACCGCTGGATGCCACGAGCGATGCGTTTGAGCGTATTTTCAGCCAGTGGCTTTTTGCGGTCGAATATCGACGGTGCCGGAATGGTCCAGTCGATACACTCCGCAGCTGTACGCCATGGCGCCAACTTTCCACTCTGCACAGCTGGAGATTTCGGGTCGCCGTGGGTCGGGTCCGGCCAGGTCACCGGCATACCATCGCAACGCATTACCATGAAGAAACGCTTCCTGATGGTCGGTGCGCCAAAGTCGCAGGCGCGCAGCTCACGATGATCAACAGCGTAACCCAGCCCGGCCACCAGTTGCTGCGCCAGTTCGCCGTCGGCAGTAATACCCAGGAACTCGCAGCACTCCGCCAGCGCCGGATGACCGGCAGGAATACCACCGGATAGCATGCCGCAGAAAGCCTCGAAGGTCTCACCAGTACGCAGGGGATTTGGACGTAACCCACCATCAGCAGATTCGATAAGCGGCCCCCAGGTGCGGAACTCTTCAACGTTCTCCAGCATCATCACACGGGGACGTACCGCCAGCGCCCAGCGAATGACAATCCACGCCAAACCACGAATCTCTTTCTCTACCGGCTTTGAACCTTTAGCCTTTGAGAAGTGACGGCAATCAGGGGAAAACCATGCCAGCCCCACCGGGCGGCCAGCGGTCGCTACGATGGGATCGACATCAAACACCGATTCGCAGTAGTGCAGTGTATCCGGGTGGTTCGTAGTGTGCATCGCAACAGCGTTCGGGTCGTGGTTAATCGCAATATCCACACTACGACCGATCGCCAGCTCAATGCCCGTGCTCGCCCCGCCGCCGCCGGCAAAGTTATCAACGATGATTTCTCTCACGCGTATTTCTCCATAGCGGTGGCCAGTGACTGGGCGGCGTTTACGATGGCTGGTACCGGCATTTTCTCCAGCCACATACGGTTGATGTGATGCTTCAGGCGGCGCTGGTGATGCGCCGGGAGATCCCCGGCACTTTCAATCTGGCTATATACCATTCCCACCTCAGCAGGCCAGACGGTTTCGGTCACATCCACCAGCAGCAGGTTTTCCAGTTCGACGATGCGTTTCGTGGCGTATTCCAGTTGAGGTTCCATCAGTCCTCCTTAAATCTGACGCCCGCCACTCGCAGGGCATGCTCAACGTCGAAACGCGAAAGCCATTGGCCGTTATCTTTGGGGATCATTACGCCGCGCTCTGATTCGTTAATTGGATGCCCAGGTCGGACGTTGTACCCTGCCGGCAGCTTCACGGTTTCAGCGCGCGCCGCCAGCACTTCATCAATCACCTTCACAGCATCAGCCATTGCGTAGCCGAGATTACCGCCGTCGCTTTGTGCGGATGCTTTGCTGAGTATTTCGCGTATCTGGTGCAGGCGATCGAGTGATACATGACCGTGCGCCGGGTGGTTAGTTGTCATGGGTTAGTCCGTCCAGTAAGTAAGTTCTTCCGCCAGGCGGTCATCTGCTTCGGCTTGGTTAGGGATATCAGCATCGGTTTCTATGCTGGCTCCGGCAAAATCACGAGCACAAGCTTTGCGGTGTTTACGATTGCCCATGCCCCATTCTGGATTTTTAAGCTCTTTGTTCCATGCCCGTAGCATGAGTTTCATTGGTGACTTTGACATCTCATTCCCCCTTCACGCCAATGCCAGCGGCGTCCCATGCTTTTGCTTTGGCGCATACCGGGCAATAAAGCTCACCTTTGTGCAAAACCCAGCCGTTATAGATTGAATCGGATTTAAGGAATGCCAGCGCCACAGAAACGCCCTTAACGCTTTCATGAGCTGACGTCACAGGCCCGGCGTTCTGGTAAGAATGGCAACCATCAACTTCACCACCTTCACAACGTACTTCCATAAAAATAGCCATTACATGTCCTCCACACTGAATCCAGCCAGACGAATCTGCCGCTTAGCTAGTGTGATAGCGTCCTCATAAGCCTTTTCTTGCTCAGTCCAGTAGCCGTTTGTTTTTGGCAGCAAAACGGGATTAGCTAACTTTGCCTCCAGCTCAGCGTTGCGCCTGTCTTTGGATTCCAGCTCATCCAGCAGCGCCAGCACGGTGGCGGGGTTGGCTGCGGCGATAAATGCAGCATCACGCGCTTCGTTTTCACTGAATACCATGGCTATTTGCTCATGGTTCACGCCGTCAGTGGAGTAAATCTCATCGTCGAACTCAACAGCCCACCGGCCTTTCGTCGCCTTCTCCGCTACTTCCCGTAATCCACGTTTGTCGATGTTGCTCATTGGGCGGCCTCCTCCATGGCTGGGTCTGCTGGTAAAGTCATGTGCGGCACTTCAATCAGTTCTGCCCGAGCATCAGCCGTGTTAAGCGCCATTAATGCGACGATCCGCTTCTGCTCAGCATCCATTCGTAACGCTACTGTCTTGCCGTTCATATTGAAGAACACCGCAACGTTTTTGATATCTTCGATTTTCATACCCCTACCCTCCCCCAAACCATCAATACCCTTCTCATCGCCGCGCTGTTGCGGCACTCCTGGCAGATCACGTTTGTGTCCGTCCGCTGAATTAACTTCGACTTACCCTGCTTCATGCCAGGTATCGTGTCAGGGGCGAAGCGCATTCCGTAGCTGGTCAGGCTGTAAAGGCGCTGGCCGTATTTTCCTTCGCAGCGGATCAGGCCGTCTGCCAGCAGCGTGCTCACCGTTCCGGATATCTTTTTGGTGTCCATGCCGATAAGCCCTGCCAGTTTGGCGTTGTTCAACCCTGGGTTGTTGCGCAGGGCTGCCAGCACCTGCTCACGGATTGTTATGTTCATGTCACACCATCCCGTTCGACTTGTTGCGGTTGTACTTGGCCAGCAGCAGCTGGATCGGCGTCGGCCCTTGCTCGGCAGCTGGTGCGGCAATAGCCCGGCGTACCGGCGGCACTGGCTTACCCTCGGTGACGCGCCTTTCCCACATGTCCAGCAGATCGCCTGCCTCGCGTGCCAGTTCACCATGCGTTAACTGGCGCTCGGTGCTGCGGTGGCGCAATTCTACGCAAATGTGGTACATGACCGGCTGCGACCATGGAAATTGCTCGCTGGAGATGAATTCGAACGAGCGGTTACGCCAGTCCCAGTATTCGGCGATCACCTGGTCAACGTTGACGCCCAGCGCGCCGCCGCTCTGCTTGCACCAGGCGACGAACTGGCCCGGCGACGGCAGGAATGGGCGCTCCTGGCGGCGGGCAATGCGCATGCCGGCATCGACCTGAGCCATGGTGTGGATCCCGTTCTCCTGAAACGCCAGCAGCCACTGACGGCGGAATTCGTTCAGGTCTTCCTGGGTGCGGAAGTTCGCCATGCTGGCCGGGAACGCGGCGCGCAGCTCGTTGAACAGCTTGTTGAATACCTGCGCCACCTGCTCGACCGGCGCGCACTCCTGGTACTGCTCTGGCAGGTTATGGGCCATGCGGCTCATCTGCTCGCGGTCGTGGTTACGCATCTGCTCTGCAAGAGATTTCATCGGATCACCCCATAGGCCCAGTCAGTGTTGTTGAAGTCCAGATCTGGCTTGACAGCGCGCTGCTCACCTCCGGCGTTACGCTGCATTGTCAGCTTGTCCCACTGCTTACGCAGGCTTTCGGGACTCAGGATGTTGGTCTGCCAGAAGTGGTGTTTGCTAGCCCAGTCATACAGCGCGCAGATGTCCTGGTGCGACCGGTTGTCTATCTGGCGCATCAGGCGAACAGTGTTAGACCAGGAGGTCATGTCCGGGGCTTTGCAGGTTGGGTTAATCAGCTTCACCCTGGAGGAAATCCACTTAGCTGTCTCGAGGTCTTCAGCAGAGCCCCACTTCGCACCGGATGGTGTGTAGACCGCAGCTTCAGGATGAGTTGATAAAAATTTCTTCAGACGTGCGTCAGAGGATTCGTCAGAATTCTCGGACGAAGATCTTTTAATACTGTTCTTGTTCTTGTATTGGGTGTCTACCGTTTTCGGGAAGGTTATTCCTGATTTCGGGAAGGATTTTCCCGTTTTCGGGAATTTTCTTCCCGTTTCCGGTTTGTCTAAAATCCATGCTGAAAGGTCAGTGTTTACACCGACGATTTTCATCATGCCCTGCTTCTGTGAAAAGATGATTTTGCGTTCTGCGAGAGACTTAAGCGCGTCCGATACATGCGTATCGCTCAGGCCCGTAAGCTCGGCAATAACCGTATTTGTCACGCGGTCCTGTTTCTTGTTCCAGCCGTAGGTAAGCCAGATCACCGCCTCAAAACATTGCCATTCCCGGCCTGACAGTCTCAGGCGAGGCTTAAGCTGTTGGATCTCGTTAGCGACCTTGGTATACCCGTTCGACAGGTCGGCCATACGACCTCCCGGTTGTTCGGTTTTATTTGGGAAATTGATTATTTCAGCGGTGTTTGACATACTGTTCTCCGCAATTACGCACTGTTTTTGCACCTGAAAGCCGTTGGTGTTCGAGCACCGCGGCTTTCGCCATTTTTGAACCGGTCATATAGCCCCCAGCATAATCTGCACCATTTCCATCAACGGACCGGTTAACCCAGGGTCAACGCGATACATCTCCACGATCCCCTCGCTCAACTCTTTCAGCTTCTGATGACGTGGCGCATCCATTGCGACAGCAATCTTCGCTTCGCTGGTTTCCTTCTCCAGCCTTGCCAGACGAGCCATTACGTTGTCTTCTGGTAGCAGACGATTGCGGTATTCAATCGGCAGGACAGCGAGGATTGCCGGAGTCAGCTGGCGAACGTTTTCGCGGTACCGTTCGCTGTTGAAATGGTTATCCAGAAAGCGGAAAAGCTTCTGACGCTGTCGGCTGAGGTCATCAGGGAAAGTGATCTCGTCTCCCCCTTGAGCCTGGTACTCTTCGATGATCAGAGCAGAAACGACATCCTGACCATCTACACCCGCCCACGCACGAACGGCATCGCGGATCTGGTCATGTTTATCTACCGAGACAGGTTGATTGCGATTTATCATCGCAGCCGTTTGATATCCGCTATTTTGATGAAGTGATAGTGACTGCATGGTTATGCCCTCGCTTCCTGAGCCGGTAATCCATCCGTAGGGTTGAGGTACAAATCAGGGCGTAACTCATGTGGAGTTACACCTGTAGCATTGAAAATAGGAATGACACGGTTAGCCGGTACGAATCCATTGTCACGGTGACGCCAGTGACTGACCGTCATTGGGGATACATTGAGCTTTTCTGCTAAACGGGTTGCACCCCCTACGATGCATATTGCTTTATCAAGTGCTTTCATATTTGGCTCCAAGTAATAACGAACCAAATTAAACATTATGTTTATGTTCAAGTCAACATTATGAATGTTGAGGCGATAAACTTTTAGTTTAGAATCTTGATATATGAGAAAAAACACACACCAAACAGATAACCCGCAGGTTCGGCGGTTAAATGAAATCATCGAGAAGAAGCGCATATCCAAAGCGGATATAGCGAGAATCTGTGGTGTGAGCGCACAATCAGTCAACAACTGGTTTGTCAGAGGAGCGATAGGAAAAAGCTCAGCAATAAAACTTGCCGATGCGCTAGGCGTAAGTCTTGAGTGGGTTCTAGGTCAGGACGTGGATGCTAAGGACGGTTTGAGACACGACGAACGGAGACTGTTGGAACTCTATAATCAACTCCCAAACGAAGAAGAACAACAGAACATGTTGCGGATCGTATCTCTACGGTTGAAAGAACTCGATGAACTGTACGCCAAGTACATGGGACGGCGGATTAAGGGGGATGGTGAGTAGCACGGTAGTTAAAAGCTACTTACCCCTCAGATGTTTCTGTACCAATGGGATACATCTTAACGATATGCAAAATTCACTTACCAGTTAATTATCATTATATTGAGAGCTGAGATGGGCGAACAGGTTGAAGAAGAAAAAAGTCAGGAAAGTGTCAATACAACAGCATTGACGCTATCAATATCAAGACAAGAATTTCGAGATTATTTTCAACGCCTCGAAGAAAAACATGGCGAGATGGCCTGTCCGCTTTGTAAGCATACGCTTTGGGGAGTTCCTCCACGAGAAGATAGTCAAGACTATCCTGCAATAATTACCCTTCCTCTACCTCATTCAGCTGGCCGAGGTATATGGGCATTCCCTGTTATATGTGTAGAATGTGGTTTCATTGCCACATTTGCTGCTAACCGAGTATCACTAAAGGTTCGAGAGGGATAACAGTGGCTGCAGTTTGCTTAGATCATCAATCAAGCTCAATTATTTCGATTGATCGGGTTGAAGTATTTGAGACCTTCCCAAAAATCGAAAATCATGTTGGCGATATTCCTTACACACTTGATGAATCCAGGATATTGTTGCTAAGGAACAGTGTTTCACATCCTGATAGCTGTGTTGGGCTGAAAGCATTTTCTGTCGCGCTAATAGTGATGCTAGGTGTTATAGTGTGGTTAACAGGAGGTAAGGTTATGTACTATATCCCTCTTTACGCAGCACTCATACCAGTAGCTTATTGGTTAGTTAAGATTGGATTTGCGTATTATGTAGTCAAAACACAAAAGTTACATGTTGACTCGAAATCGTTCTCGGGAAAAAATCATGGCTAACGATAACGTTAAAAATGTAGCTAAAAATGGACTACCTTTTCTAATTGTCTCCCTCATATGTGGTTATGCTACAGATGCTATTCCTATCTTCTTTCCTGACGGTGAGTTTCGTGATTGGGCCTACAGATCTGTTCCTTTTCTGTCTTTGATTCTTCTTTTTGTAATCAAAACGTTAAAGGATTTTGGTGGAATGTCATTTACAGGTCTGTTATTTACAATATGCTCAAGCCGAGAAAAGAAAAGGCTAAAGATCATTATGGATGACAATCACGCTAGTGATGCGACCATGCAAGCAGCAAATAAACGTTATGACGAAATATTACAAAAAGAACTCGAGTTAAGCTCAAGGTTGCTGACCTACATTTCTCAGTGGTCGATCTTTAAGAAAGCACCGACCCCCCCATCATCTGTTGAATAAAGCAATAACCCAGTTACCGAACTGGGTTTTTTATTGCCCTTTTCTCACCATAGCAGCCGCATCCCGCAATACCCACTTGTGAATGACGTTTCCCACTACCCTGCGCTTAGCCTCTAGACTATCCACAATCGCATCGCGGCTGATCACAATCCCGTTAGCTATCAGACTGACAACTGCGCCACCAATCTCCCCCGCAATAAACGCTGCGCGGTCTTCTTCCAGTTCGTCACGATCCATAACTCACCCTCATCGATTTTTTTATAACCACAAAATAGACCACAAAACATACTACTCGTGCCAACGAGCGCAACCAACTAAACTTTTTGTTTATATAAAAACACTCATTATGTTGACACGTAAATAAACATTGTGTTTAATTACTCCATCAACACAACCACCAAAGCAGGACGCCCACGAAGAAGCTGTCCGGGGCATACGAAGACCGGAATGAGGTGGTGAGATTAACGCGCAGTAGGTTTGAAACGTTCCGCCAGCCTGGCGACAAGGGCAAAGCACAGAGTGAGCTTCGCGGTGGTGAATTGCAGAGTTAAAACGCTCAACCGTGAAGATCAGCGCCGCGGCATCACCAGCGAAGTTCACTCAGAAAAACTGGAGAACATCATGGTTCATCAGCACTACGGTACACAGACAGTAAACCGCGGCGCAGTTCAGCCGGGGATGCTCGTCAAACACAAAGACTCAACCTGGACGGCATCAGCTAACGCTCGCGGACGTTTGTATCTGCATCGCGGCGTAGAAATGACTTACACCAAGGATTTGCTGGTTGAAGTTTATCTGAACGGTCTGGGGCATGGACTCAGCCACTAGCGGAGGATGTCATGTTAGACAAGAAATGCGGATATTGCGGCAAGCCGGTTAAAACGGAGGAAGTAATCAAGAGCACCCTTCTCTATCGCAACGGCTCACAGCTGGCGCGCAAAGAAAAAGAGTATTGCTCCAAACGTTGCGCTTCGCACGACCAGATGGCTCACGAAGGCTAACGTAAAACCCGCGCAAGGCGGGATCTACGTCCGGTGGTACCGACCAAAGTTACACCGGAAACAACATTAAAACCAAAGTTAACCCAATGGGCGCTATCAATGGTCCGGGGATTCTAACACCCAAAAATGAGGATCTCACATGGAATTCTTTAATGTGGTTAAAGCCACTCAGAAATCCGGAAAGCAAGATGCAGTGGTCTGGTTCACTGCTAAAACCGAGGCTCGCGCCAATCTGATGCTGGATGTTGCGCTGGAAGATGCAGGTATCGAAACAGGTCGGGGTAAGGACTACGCCAAACCGATTCGCACTGATTTCCCAGTTGTCGACGGCCTGCCGAAAGAAGGTGAAGTTGATTTTACCTGGTGTGATCGCTACGAGCTTCAGGACGATGGGCGCACCTGGCTGCCAAAAGCCGCTGGTGTGTCTACTGGTTCCGTTTACGCCCCCTACACACCTACTCCGACCGTAATCGTTGAAGATGCGACTGCGTCCGAAATTGTCCCGGTTGAAAACCGTACTCCAGCGGTCCGCTTTGCCGTCCATCTGATGAACGATAAATACCAAACCCACGTCACTAAAGAGCAGCAGTTGGCTGCCAGCGAAATGTCACTGGATGAAGGCAATACATATCTCCATAGCCTGCTTGTGGCAAGGAACGATGTGCCCGCGACCGCCAAACTCAGCCTGAATGCTGAGTGGAAAATGATTCGGGCGGTTAAGGACATTTTCACACCAGACGAAGAGCACGAACCAAGATTGATCGCTGCATTCATGTCTGACTGGGTGAACACCGATGCCGGTGACCGCAATCAACTGGTAGAAGACTGGCGCAGTGGTAAGTTGCAGTTGCTCAAAACTGAAACCAGCAACGCTGCTGACGTTACAACGGGTCAAGATCTCACTGTTGAGGACGGTATCCAGACCGACGAGAACGGCCGGGCAGAAGGTGGCGTCGTTGATGGTGAAGTCGATACCGAAGAGCAATCCCAGCAGACACAGCAACCGAACCTGATCGTTGTTGCCACCCTGCCATTCCGCCAGCGCGTACTGGCTCAGTTCATCGGTGATGGTGAATATCTCTATCACATCGACGCAGGGCAGAAAAATGAGATTGTCCGCCTTGAGATGGACACCGATGACGCGTACGTCCAGAACCTGCTGCTGGCAGCTGAGAATGTGGAAGCATTCAAAAAAGCCATTGAGCACGATATTCATAAAGTCGTGAATGCCGTTAAGAAAGTCTTCCCTGTCGATGGAAAAATCCCTGAACTCGCAACCTTAATCCAGTTTTTGAAATTGTGGTTCGCTACAGATCACATCGACCGCGGTATCTTCGTTCGCGAATGGGCCGCCGGTAATCGCATCAGTAGTGTGCAGCGTACTGATTCCGGCACTAATGCCGACGGCGGTTACGTCACTGACCGTGGACCTGACGCACACCACACACTGGACACTCTCGATTTAGAGATTGCGTGTGCCCTTCTGCCTATGGACTTCAACCACTTCGAGATCCCGGGCAGCATTCTTCGTCGCGCTAAAGAAATCGTGACCAAAAAAGAAGAACCATGGAAATCATGGAGCAACATCCTGCGCAATCAGCCAGGCGTTCTGGGTGTTAACCGCACGGCTATTTTTAACCTGGTACGTATCGCACCGGAAAATATTCATTTAACTCCTGTCGCTCACCTGGAATTTGTTAACCAGACCATGACAGCCGCGTTCAATTCCGCGGTCGAGTTATTGCCGTTGCATGAGGCTGAACCCGCAGCACAGGAAATTCCCCAACCTGAAGGTAAGGAGTCTCCGCGCAAATCCTTCTGCACTCACGAAGAGAACCTGCAACGCGTGCGTGAAGAAGGAGCACGCCGCCGCGCAGAGGAAGCGGCAGCACAACCGCAGAAAGTCGAACAAGAACTGGTTAAAAATGTCGGCAACGGAATATTCGACGTTACGGCTTTGCTGCAGAACTCAGCAACTCATGGCACGAAAAAGGCTACGGAGACCACCAGCAATGTGCAGGTTCAAGAAACTGTCAGTGATGAAAAACAAGCTGGTGATGAAGTACAGCCAGGCGAAAGCAGTCTGGAGTCTGGTGAAGAGTCAGATACCAGCCAGAAGGACGATGTAAACCAGAATACGGATTCTGTCGCCAAAAATAGCGATTCTGTAAGCCAAACCGAACCAGTTGCAGCACAAACCGAGCCAGAAGCGCAATCTGACGAACCGGCTGTTGTTTATCCCGCTTATTTCGAGCCAGGCCGCTATGAAGGGCTGCCAAACGAGGTTTACCACGCCGCCAACGGCATCAGCTCAACCCAGGTGAAAGATGCGCGCGTTTCGCTGATGTACTTCAATGCGCGCCACGTAGAGAAAACCATCGTCAAAGAGCGCTCAGCGGTGCTGGACATGGGCAACTTGGTGCATGCGCTGGCGTTGCAGCCTGAACTACTGGACGCAGAATTCAGCGTTGAACCGGTGATCCCTGAAGGCGCATTCACAACGGCCGCGACCCTGCGCGCCTTTATCGATGAGCACAATGCCAGCCTGCCGGCGCTGCTGTCTGCCGACGACATCAAGGTGTTACTGGAAGAGTACAACGCCACCCTGCCGCCGCAGGTTCCGCTTGGCGCTAACCTGGAAGAAACGGCACAGAACTATATGGCGCTGCCAGCTGACTTCCAGCGTATTGATGGTGACCAGAAGCAGACGGCGACGGCAATGAAGGCATGCATTAAAGAGTACAACGCCACCCTGCCGCCGCCGGTTAAAACCAGCGGCAGCCGTGACGCGCTGCTGGAGCAGTTGGCAATCATCAACCCTGACCTTGTGGCTCAGGAAGCACAGAAACCGGCACCACTGAAAGTGTCCGGTACCAAAGCAGACATGATCCAGGCCGTGAAGGCAGTCAAACCAGATGCCGTATTTGCCGACGAACTGCTGGATGCCTGGCGCGATAACCCGGAAGGAAAAGTGCTGGTCACCCGCCAGCAGCTGAGCACCGCGCTGAATATTCAAAAAGCGCTTCTGGCACACCCGACCGCCGGCATGCTGCTGACCCACCCTAGCCGAGCCGTTGAGGTGAGCTACTTTGGTTTTGACGAGGAGACGGGCTTGGAAGTTCGTGTGCGCCCTGACCTTGAGATCGACCTGGATGGCGTGCGTATAGGTGCAGACCTGAAAACCATCAGCATGTGGAATGTTAAGCAGGAAAGCCTGCGCGCCAGGCTACACCGGGAAATTATTGAACGTGATTATCACCTGAGCGCGGCTATGTACTGCGAAACCGCAGCGCTGGATCAGTTCTTCTGGATTTTCGTCAACAAAGACGAGAACTACCACTGGATCGCCATCATCGAGGCATCCGCTGAACTACTGGAGCTGGGTATGCTCGAGTACCGCAAAGCGATGCGCAATATCGCAACCGGATTCGACACAGGTGAATGGCCAGCGCCAATCACTGCTGACTACACCGACGAACTGAACGACTTCGACCTGCGCCGCCTTGAAGCGCTGCGTACTCAGGCATAAGGGGAATGATGATGGAAAACACGAATATCGTAACCGCTGAACAGCAGACTCCAAACACGATCTCAGCCAGCAATGCCATTTTCAACGTGCAGGCTTTAACCCAGCTTCAGTCTGTCGCCGGGTTGATGGCACAGGCAGCCGTAACGGTGCCTGAGCACCTCCGCGGCAATCCGGCAGACTGCATGGCCATCATCATGCAGGCGATGCAGTGGGGTATGAACCCTTACGCCGTGGCGCAAAAGACGCACCTGGTTAACGGTGTCCTGGGATACGAAGCGCAACTGGTTAATGCGGTGATCTCCAGCTCAAACGCCATCGTTGGCCGCTTTCACTATGAGTACGAGGGCGACTGGTCGAAATGTGCCAGCAGCCGCGAGATAACCGTTAAAAAGCCTGCGAAAGGTGGCGGGACGTACGACAAGAAAGAAATGGTACGCGGTTGGGAAAGTGCTGATGAACAAGGACTGTCGGTACGGGTAGGTGCCGTTATTCGCGGTGAAAGTGATATCACCTGGGGAGAGCCTGTTTTCCTCTCCAGCGTAATCACACGTAATTCTCCACTTTGGGTATCAAACCCGAAACAGCAGATCGCTTATCTGGCACTCAAATACTGGGCGCGCCTGTATTGCCCTGCAGTTGTTCTTGGTGTGTACACCCCTGATGAGATTGAACAGCGCACAGAAAAAGAGATCAACCCAACGCCGCAACGCGTTAGCCTGGCTGATATCTCAGGTGACACCGTCACAACCACGCAAAGCGCACAGGAATCGTCGGTAAATGTCGACTCTCTTGCCGATGATTTCCGCGAACGCATCGAATCTGCTCAGGACGTGGATAGCGCCAAATCGCTGCGTGCCGACATTGAAACGGCGAAAGCTACGCTGGGATCCGCACTATTCACCGAGCTGAAAAACAAAGCCGTAAAGCGTTATTACCTAGTGGATGCACGCAACAAGGTTGAGGAGGCTATTAAATCCCTGCCCCAGCCCGACGAGCCGCATGCAGCCGAACGGTTCGCTGAAGCCGAGCGCATGCTTGCATCTTCAAAGCGTCACTTAGGCGATGAACTGCACGATCAATTCAGCATCACCCTGGCGGATATGAAACCGGAATACGTGGCCTGACGAGACCGGGAGGGGTAACCCTCCCTCAAGGAGATTATATGCGACTGATCAATCGAGGAAGTAAGCAATCACCTTTAGCTCGCCAAGCATGCGACATCGCGCTGGCAGCTCACTTGCAAACATATGGCGACTATGGGCGAAGCAAGATGAAAGAGACTTATACGGTGAAGGTTGAAGGCGTGAAAGTCTGGGTGGAGGTGGTGAACCGAAAGGCGAGCTACGTGGCCACAGCGATGACCGGCATGCGCCGTCTCCGCTCCCTGCCCGGGCAGGTTGGTTGAAAAAGATTTTGAATGGCCCGAACGGGCAACTGGAGAGAGCTATGGATGATATTTTGGTAACGTCAGACCTGACCAGTCGCTACAAAATTTCACGCAAAACCCTTTGGTCATGGCAAAGTGCAGACACAATGCCTCGGGGCTTCGTATGCCCGTTCCCACCCCCTGACTGGCCCGGCAACCCTAACCGCTGGCGCTCTGAGTCAATCAAAGAGTGGGAGGATAAAAAGAAGATAAATTAACTGAAGGGCTCTCCGATGATCTCTTCAAGATGGCTCTGCCAAACGCGGAGCCAGTGTTTCTGATCATCGATATAGTCATGAAGGTTGTAATGCGCCATAACCCCCACCATCTGATGCCCGAGCAGCTTTTCAATTACGTGCGGCGGGCAACCTAACTCAGAGAGATTTGTGGCTATCGTCCGCCTCATATCATGAAGCGACCACTCTGCCATACCTGTTCCATTCCAAATAGAACGGGCGTAATTGGATGCCACAGGTGAATGAACGGGCGAATCTTTGATCCCGCCATCAATTTTACGTTGTGAAGTCACCAGGTGATTGGTGTTTATTTTCTTGAGGTGATTTCTGACCAGGTTAACGGCGGCGTCTGAGAGTCCCCTTCTAATATGTACCCGAGTTTTATAACTGCCCGCAGGCACGACCCACTCATTATCATCCAATCGAAACCATGATCTCTCACTAAGTCGAATCTCAGCCGTACGGCATCCGGTAAGCATAATAAATTTCACCAGGAAAACGGACTCTATCGACATATGGCTTTTCAACCACTGATAGATTTTGCGCAGATCGTCATCGTCCATCCTGCGAGTTCTCTTTTTAGGCTTTTGCCCGACATCAGATGGCAGTAATCCCTCGAGTGGGTTTGAGGCGATCACACTTCTGTTAACGCAGAACCTAAACGCCCGTTTGCACAGCGAAAGCATGTAATGAGCCATCACCCTGCTTTCTATAGAATCGAAGACGTTGATCCAGTGCATTTTCGCTGTGTTATCGACTTTGACATTCTTCATCGGTTCGGCGATATGTTTCTCAAACACCTGGCGATAGTAATCGACTTTAACTAGCCCGTTAGCGATACAGTGCCTTTCAATCCAGTAATTGAACGCTTCGGCAACGGACATCGCTTCCTGTCGGGTCTGCTTATCCAGCTTCACCTGCTCTCGCGGATCCAGTCCCTCAGTTAACCAGTTTCTGAATTGTTGGCGACGCTCTCTTGCCTGGGTGATACTCATTGCAGGATAATCACCAACATTGAGTTTTACCGCTTTACCGGCCCAGCGATACCGATAGAAAAATGATATTTTTCCGGCCTGGCTGATTCTGGCGTTGAGCCCGTGCGAATCAGAAATAATCTCGATATCATCTCTTTTCTTGCCGAGCGCCTTCCTGAGCTTTGTGTCGGTGATCAT